ACCGGCGCTCAGGGCAAGAGCGAGTGCAGCGACCAGGAATTTCATGTTAGCGTTTCTCCATGATGCGGTAGGTCTCGGATGGGAACAGTTCAGCGACATCGTGATACTGTTCAGTGGCTTGTTCAAAGGTCAAGAGCCAACCGCGACGATTGAAGGGCTGGGCGCAGATGTTCACCCATTGTTTGTTCCCGTGCTGGGCACGGTCGGCAGCATCGCCACTATTACGACGCTGCAATTTGAAGCGTGGCTTGCGACTCATTCAACCACCTCGTACAGCGTGTTACGGGTTTCAATCAGGCGATTAGCCAAATCCTGTTTGACGATCAGACTAGTGCGCACAGCATCGCCCACACTCAGGTGATTCGGGCCGTCATGCTCACTTACCAGGGTGCCCAGCAGCACAGCGTCGTCGGGGTTGCAGCGCCCCGGCCAGATGGTCTCGGCAGGTACGATGCGGGCATTGCGAATCTTGACGCGACGTTTCTCAGTCATGGCTGGTATTCCTTGAAGGTGTCACCCTTGGCACCGGGGCGGATGGTGCGGGCTTTGCGGTATGCCTTGCGGCGTTCTTTGTCAGCAGCCTCCCGCTTGAGGATGGCGTGCTTAACGTCACGAGTGACGCCGTTGGTGATGGAGAGCGCGCCGCCAGTGGCAACGTACCCGCCATTAGCGGTGCGCAGATTCATTACGGCCTGCCGTTAACGTAGACGCTCACAGCGTCCTTGATGTTGAGGGTCCCGTGCTGCATCAACTTGGTGATAGCCAGCACGAACTCGGTCTGATCGACAGGGAAGCTGCCAGTCAGGTGATGCAGCCAACCCTGACCCGCCGTGTCGGCCTGCCAGATGAGGTTACAGGGCCATTTATCCTCTTCAGGGATCAACGGCAGGATGTCAGCCCACTGTCGCTGGAACAGCGTCAGCTCGTCTTCCAGCACAGTATCCAGCTGGTGTTTGAGGTGACCGGCGTCGTGGTACATGCGGAACAGCTGGTTGCCCTGCTGGCCGTAGATCGCGGTGTGGCAATCCTCGGTGCTGATAGGGAATTCACCCTCTTGTGCCGCCCGCATCATGTCCACCAGGGTCGATGGCGCTTCGCTGTGATACGGTGTCAGGACGAACTGGTAAGGCCGCTCAGATGCGGTCTCGGACAGCCTGACGGACATCGCATGCACCAGCCGGGAGGCGAAGTAGGGCAGTGTCTTGGACGTGATTTTGCTCATGGGATTCAGGTTCCGTATGAGGTGGGAGTGCGGGGCTCGGCCACTGGCAGGAAGATGCAGCGGCATGCCATGTAATCAACGAGCCACACATTCGTGCATGACTCGTGGGCTAGCCGGTTACAGTTCCGGCACAGGTGGAAGAGTGCCCTCACTGTACCGTCGCAGGTGCAGGCTGTGCCGCAGCTACAGGGCGAGCGGCCAGCAGTTTCAGCTCAGTCAGCAGGGTGACGTTATCGCCCTCGACCTTGCCACCCTTCGACTCGTCACGCTCAATGCGCTTGACCAGCATGGCAATCATGGCGTGGACATCGAGCGAGTCAATCGGCTCAGGTTCTTTCTTATGCTCGTACCATGGCTTGGCACGGGCGGCTTCGATGTTGGTCGCCTTCGACTTGTCGTAAGCGAACGGGTTGACCTTGGCCTTGTTGCGGTCGGTCTCGACAGCCATCTTGCCGTACTTGACGAGGAAGTCAGCCAGGGCGGTCTTACGGGAGCCCTTCGGCATGGAAGCGAACAGCTTGTTCGCCACGGTCACATCGCCGTGCAGGTCGACGTGATTGAGCACCGACAGCGCGGTGTACTGGATGAAATCGTCCAGCTTCTGGCCCTTCTCGGCAATGGTGTCCGAGGCACGGTTGATTTCAGAGGCGCCCAGGATGAACTCCGGTTGGATCAGGTCAGTTGCTGCGTTCGATACTGCGTTCATGTGATTCACCTTCGGATTGAGTTGAGAGTGCGCAGCCTTAGCCGCGCTTAGCCTTGTTGAGTTTCGATACAGCGTCTGCATCACACTTGCCTACAGCACGTCGGCCACCCTTCGGTGCCCAGGCGGTAGCTGGTCCCGCTGGCGCAGTCGCCAGCTCCCAATCATTCAGCTTCCGCCGTGCCTTGCCAGCCTGGACATCACCGTCACGGTGTGCCTGACCTAGCTTGATACGTTTGCCCATGTCACGTTGTGCTGCGTTGTACAGTTGAGTCACGTTGACCGTGCGCTGCGCTACATCGCGCAGTGTACCAGTAGTCGCGGTGATCACGCCTTCAATGGTCACGCCTTCTTTACGAGCGCGGTGACGCATCTGCCGACGTGCTTTCTTGTCGATTGCCCGAAGGCGTTGTGCCGTTGTTGTCATGTCGTTGCCCTCGGTAGTTTCTTAAGCACCATCGCGTCACTTGCTAGCTCAATGTCAGCCTAGTCCATGGGATGGTGCTTAAGAGACCACCGAGGTGTATCTCTGCTAGCATCTGTTCTCCTTACCTCGCCTCACTGCTGTGCCAGCCAGAGAGTGGAAGCGGGAACCGCCTAGCCACGTTGATAGGTCCAATCCTATCGTTGCCCATATCGTCAGGGTACGCACGTCGGTCTTTACGTTGGTGCCGTCACCGGCTCCGAGGGTTGTCAGGTCTTACAGCAATTAGGCTGCCTGCGATACCCACATGATCTACATGCTTGACTGGCGCATTGGTAAGTGTGCCCAGCGTACTTATTGTCGTTGTCCCTTTCGTGGTGCGACTCCACCAGCGTGATCCAGTTCTGCAATCATGCAAGCTTTGTCGTCTTATCCACTAGTCAGTGTCGGTGACTAGCCTTGTGCAACTAAAGAGCGGTGTTGCTTGTTACCGTGTTGCGCACTGTACGTTGGTTCGTGATCAGAGTCAAGCGTCTTATCGGCTGGCCTTGATTCGATCCTACCTGCAACCCTACTCGTGACATCCGCTCAGGTTACCGTACCGTGTGTTGCCTTGGTGTCGCTCATTCTACAGCGTGTTGCGTTGTTGTCAAGCGTTTGTTTCTGGTGTTTCGTAGGCCGGGAGTGCAACGCCTGACGGTCTCACATGCTCTCCCCTCCTACCGTAGAAACTCTAACCTGTCGTTGCCTTGTGTGCTACTGAGTAGCGAGGCTTCAAGGTGTCAGTGTTTCCGTGTTGCTTGGCGGCCATCTTACAGCGTTTGGCTACCTTGTCAATCCCTTTCTTTCATCTCTCATCCCGTGTTGGCTTGTTGCTCGAGAGAGACGCCATAGTCTACCCATTCTTTGCTCATGTCAACCCTAAATCAAATGTCACATACTCCGGAGAGAAGCGAGGGAGAGAGCGAAGCGAGCCACCGAACGAACGGCAGTCATAGGACTGCGCTCTCCACGTAGGTAACGTAGTGGAATCAGGCTGTGCCACCCACCAGGATTGCTACCAGGGAACGATAGTAACCATTGCTATAAGGCTCAGGCGTACGCACGTAGCAATAGGTGTGCCATCTCTCAGGAATCACTCAGGGTTGTCTCAGGCATAGACTCAGGCATTCCCTCTATCAGCAAAAAGGTATGGCACCACGCACACACACCAACACTCTAACGCTCTCTGACACACCAACACGCCACGCTGTAGCCAATCCCTACCACACACCAGGGCCAACACCACACAATGGCACAGCGGATGGCTCAGGCCCTGCACACCCTGGCTACGCACTACGCCCAACGGCTAGCCAACCCTGGCTCAATGGCTGCACAAAGTGGTTGACACCTCGGTCCAACGCTGTACAATGGCTGGCAGAAGGGCTCAGGTGGCTCAGGCAACGAATCTCCCTGGCTCTGCATTACCCACCACCACAGGCAGAGGGCTATGGGGGAGGATGGGCGTGATCGGGGTCGGAGACCCTCACGAACACATGATGCAAAATTGAGCCGCTTATGCACTCCCAATCCAGACACGCGAGAGGGAGGGCATACACTGATCAACTCTTATTCGGACAGAGCAACTGCGGTGACAACACCGTTCGCTACAGTCAGGGTGACCTTGGTGCCGGTGCCAGTTGCGGCAGGAGTCAAGAGACCCGATGCGACAACGGCTTGGGTTGCTGCCAGCTTCACGTTGGTCAACACAGAACCTGCGACGACAGCAGTGGTGCCGGGAGCAACAGTGTTACCAGCCGAGTTCTTCACGACGACAGCTTGCGCATTCGACACGGTGGCCTTCAATGGGTCCGGTGCAGTTTGCGGGAGAGCTGCGGCCAGGGCGGTAAGCACTTGGTCGATGGTGACGTAGGCATTGCCCAGGAAGATACGGGCGGTCTCTTTGCCATGCACACCGAAGTCTTCACGAGCGCGGTGGGTTTCAGTCGCAGCGATGTGTGCCAAGCGCGAGAGGTTCTGGCGCTGTGCTGGGGTCAGGTCGGCGTAGGCCATGGTGGAACTCCTTGTTTGGGATGCGGCCCGAAGGCCGCGAAGGGTTTACGCTGCGGTCTTGATTGCAGTCAGCGCAGTGATGGTGGTGTCGATCAGAGCATCGACCTCGGTGTTGTAGCCAGCGTCGTGCTGCTTGGCCTGGAGGCCCTGCACGTACTGCTGCAACTCGATGGTCAGCTTCTTGATGTTCTTGTAGCCAGCGTAGCGTTGGGCTTTGGTTGCTTTAGCGATAGCCATGGTGTTGCTCCTTACTTGGTTGGGCCGAAGCCATTGAGGGTGTTGCAAAGGTCGAGCGCATCTGCGTAGTCGAGCAAGCCCTGGGCCACCCCACCAGCGGACTTCACGTCCACGAGCGGGTGTTGGCATTGGACAGGATCAGTTACAGCGGAGTCGCTTGCACAGGCTGTCAACAACAGCGGTAGGGACAGGGCCATCAGCCCAGTCCTTATTTTTTTCGAGAGCATCCTTCAGGTCCTTGCGCGAGGTTTCGCGCTTCTGCTCCAGGGCTTGCACATCCAGCAGGATGGCCCTGTGCTTGATCCGCAGCGTCTTCAGGTCCTGCTCCGCATCGTTGGCGCGCTTATGCTCTGCGCCAGCCCAGCGGTACAGCACGAAGCCACCGAGGGCGAGGGCAACAATGAGTGCCCATGTCACAAGTCTCTCACGCATAGTGCGTACTCCTTGGCGCGGCGGTTCTCCAGGCCCTTGACAGGCTTGCCACCGACCGTGGCCTTGAAGCCCTTGGCTACGCCGAGCTTACCCTTCCACGGGGCGCGGATGGCTTCGCAGGCACCTCGCCAGTCACCAACCGATAAAGGTCGGGTGAACAGCGGATGCCGCCAGCCCTTGACGCCCACGTTGTAGGCCACGGACAGCATGCTCGCCTTGACGCTCTCAGGCGCATCAGACGGCACGTCATCCTTGATACCATCCCAGTGGCGCTGGGTCGCAGCCAACAGGCTGGCCTCGCATTCCTGGGCGGTGTAGCGGGACTTCGGCACGCCGAGGGTCTCGCCATAACACCACGTCTTCACGCCACCGATGTCATCATAGGGATGCAGCACGGGGGCTTCCACAGGGCCGAGGAACAGGGCAGCCGTCAAGACCACCCCACCACCGCCCAGTCCGATCAATCGGTCACGGAGGGACATACAGCAGACTCCTTGAGCTTCGCCGCTCGTCTGTCTTTCAATTCCAGCAACACCTTTACCAGCTGGGCGAACACCAACAGGCCAGTCAAGACTGCCACGGTGTTCTGCACGGTGATGCCTGCCAGGGTTGCGCCGAGGTAACCTGCGGCTGGTGCCGAGGCTGCGGCGCGGTCAAGCACGACTTCCTTGATGGACATACTACATTCCTCTCCGTCGCATGGCGCGGTGACTCCGGCCAGAGCGATCCTTCTGTGCAGGTTTCCGATCTGCGTTCTGCATCGGATTGTTGATGAAGTCCTTGGCCTCAGCCTCGGTACGTTTCTTCTCAGCAGTGTCTTCGTCAAGGACGAGGAACCCAACCAACTCACGCGCCAGCATCTCCACAGCGTCAAGTCGGTCATCCTTTGCAAGCGAGCCCTTGTCGGTGGTGATGTTGTGCATCTGGTGGAAGAACGAGCGAATCATTCGCTTGTCCTGCGGGTACTGCTTGAGATGCTCCAAGTCCATGTCTAGCGCAGTCTTGTGGACCACGAGGCGGTGACGTTGGATGATGGGACGGAGGGTGTCGATGATCCGCTTCTCTTTCTGACCAGAAGACCAACGCTCGTCAATGCCGCAGCCTTGGACACGCTTCTTGCCAGTGTTCGGATCAATCGAGTTGAAGTAGTTCGTCAGGAGCTTGGTGACAGCACCAGCACCCATGTTCTTCTCGACCAGCACGTTGCGCACGCCGAAGCGCGGGATCAGTGCAGCCAGCTTCTCCATGTTGTCGTCCGACAAGCCACCCTTGAATCCGCCGACGGCGATCAGGTGCATGTACGGGCCGATGATACCACCGATAGCGAAGGCTAGCTCATCACCACCCTCAGACGCAGGGTCGACGGTCATGATGATGTTGGTCAGCGGCTGGTACGCCTGGGCAATGAATGCCGGCAGGTACATCTCAGCGCGCTCGACGGGGAACCCTTCCGGGGTCGTCATCTGGTACTGCTTGGCACCAGCCCACGACATGCGCTCAGGCACGTTGTCGAACTGGAAGTCACCGAAGATCAGGTCGCGCAGCTTCAGCTGTTGACGCATTGCATCGGACAGCGAGGTGTCGAGCATGTACTGGAGCTGGAAGCCTTCTGGGCCTTGGTCCATCTCCTTCTTGCACAGGTCCTGCTCAGTGTACCGACCGAGGTCAGTGCTTAGGCCACGGGTGCCATCGAGCCCGCCGCCAGAACGGCAGCGATCACCCAGCAGAGCCATCCGCTCAATAATAGCAGGCGCGAGGTGTTCCCCGTAGCGCTCCTGCTCATCGAGAGTAGGGAATCGCCCAGGCCAAATACGCACAGTGTAACCACGACGAGGCAGAGCATTGTAGATGGATTCCTTGGTCTGCGGCGTGCCCAGGTACAGGATTTTGCCGTGGGTGCAGATGGACGAGAACTCTTGAGAGAGCTTCGCGGTCATGTCCCGTTGTGTCTGGGTCAAGCCGTTCTTGGTCGTCTCAATGTCGTCCGGGATCAGCAGGTCCGCACGGTAACCCTGGAGGGAACCGGTCAGGCCGATGCAGTTGACAGATGCGGACTTCTCCACACCCTTCAGCGACCAGTGTACATCGAACTCCAAGTCGGAGGTCAAGTCACCAGCGTAGCGGTCAGGGCGCAGATAGTCGAGCAAGTCCCACTGCATGATGGTACGCTTCATCAGCTTACCGTTCTCTTTGGCCTTATCCTCGGCACCCGACACCAGCATTACGCGGTGGCGCGGGTCCTGAATCAATTGCCAGATACCGAGCCCACACGCAAGCGTGGACTTGGCCTCACCCCGTTGTGCTTGGACCATGGAGCTATCGGGACAGTCCTGCATGAAGTCGGCCATATCGGCCTGCATCCACGTCAGCTTGAACCCGAGGAACTCCATCCAGTCTTCCGCGAAGTCACGGAAGCGCGGGTACATGTCCCGCACAATAACGGCCTTCTCGAAACGTTCGCGGATTTCCATTAATTCAGTCCGTATTCGCCAATGAGGTCTTCAGCACTGAGGCCAGCGGCCTGTGCTGCTTTGGATTGACGGGCCTTGGAGCCAGCCAGGAACTCTGCCTTAAGCGCTTCCAGATCGGAACGGTCAGCAGGGTCACAAGTGATGTTGTTGTCTTTGAGGAACTTGGACATTGCCGCCTTGTCAGCAGCTGGCATAGGGATATCGTTCTCCCTGTACCACATGCCCTCGATCATGAATTGCTCAGCCAGGAACTCGTGGAGTTCGCCCAGCTTCGACTCCTTCGCTGCCATTGGTATCCTCCTTTGGCGGTAGTGCGACCAAGATACCTTGGCGCAGTTGAAATAGCTCACCCGGAGGGAGAGGCCCATAATATGGGCGCCACCCCTCACGGAGCATGTCCGGTGATGCCACTTGCCCGGCGAGCTGGACGCGCTCGCCAAGGTCGCGGATGTAGATCACGTGCGTTGGCGCCATGGGGGTACGATGGTGATTGGGACTGCTTCCGTGGACGAGGTGTTGTTGGTGATCTGCTGCTGTCCGTTGTGACCCGTTACGTACACGTAACCCCGCTCAGTGAACAGTACGGAGGTACTGCCACCAGTCTCAGCTGTCGCGCCAACGAGGTTCGCAAGTTTAAGGGCCACCAGCGGCTTACCGTCCGCGTCTAGCAGATGGTAAAGCGTGCGTCGTGGCGAGATACTACCGACGTTATCACCGACCGAACCTTCCCCGAAGCCGTTGGTGCCCCAGCTCATGATAGTCCCGTCCACTAGCTGAGCGAACAACGGTAGCCTGTAGGACCACACGTTACGGTCACACCCATTGGTCAACAGCGCACGCACCGGACCGGGGAAGCCCGTCACGCGGATAGGCGAAACTTCATTACCCGCCGCCCGACCCGTGCCGGTGTTACCGCTACCGCCGTACCCCCAGGTGTACACATTCTGGTCCGCACACAGGACGTGAATTGTCCCTACGCCGCCGCCACTAACCATCCAGCTCTGAGGTGGACTTGGGAGGGGCACGTTGTAGGGCACACCCACACTGGTGGTTGTACCGTTACCGATGGAACCGAAGCTGTTGTTACCACATGTACGAACACCTACGCCCTTGTACAGCACCGCCATATAGCTTTGGCTGTACGTCGCTGAGTCGGTGTACCCGAAGCCACCACCAATTTCTGTGATCTGTGCAATGGCGGACGCGCCACCCCAGGCCGCAGTGGCCTCGGTCCAAGTATTGATTGTGGCACCACCGACACCTAATTGACCATGACCATTGTAGCCAGTCACAAACATACGGTTGTCGGTAGTCAGGATCACAGCAGCGCCGTAACCGTTACCCAGGTTGTACACTGTCTTAACTGGGCCACGTACAGTGGCGTCCCACGTAACCGTCCAGGTCGAACGGTTAGTTGCATCGCCCAGGCCCAGTTGACCGTTGCCGTTGTAACCGACAGCCAGGATATTGCCGGAGACCTTGTCCTTGACCATCAGCTTATTGTAGGCAGCATCGAACCCCATATTGGACGGACTGGTATACACCGCCTCGACGTTGGCCCTCGACAACGTAGCCACGCCCTGCTGGGTCGTGTGCCCCAGCCCGAGCTGCCCGAAAGCGTTGTGGCCCCAAACGTACAGGTTGGAGTTGGCGCAAAGCGCCCAACCGGAGTAGCCGAAGATACCGAAGTCCACGATAGGGGAGATGTCCGGGATGGGTACACGACGGAAACGTTCAACCCCGAAGTAGCCCGAAGAACCATTCGGCCCGAGGCCACCGCCGCCGTTGTTGTAAACGGAGTTGTTACTGATCGCACTCCACAGCTGACCCTCCACTAGAACTACGACGCAGGAGTGCCCGCTCTGGATCTTTGATGGGACGCGTGGGGTGTTCGCCTGGAGTAGACCGGCGATATCCACCTCGTTCGTCTCCACCCGTGGGGTGAGTAGATCGACCGCATCTGTCACGGCATCCGCGATTACCGCCACCTGCTCGATGCGAGTGGCGTTGGTGTCAGATGCGTCCTTGGCCTCGTTGGCGGTGACTACGGCAGCATCTGCTTTCGTCTCTGCCCGACCAGCTGTAGTGTTGGCTGTGTTGGCTGTGTCCAGCGCAGTCTGTGCCTTGCCGTCAATGGCCTCGGCGGTTGCCTTGGCATCATCAGCTGTGACAACCGCAGCGGCAGCGTCGTCCAGGGCGGTTTGCGCCTTACCGTCAATCGCGTTAGCGGTTGCGAGGGCTTCAGCCGACTCTTCGCGGGCAGTCACAGAGTTCGACAGGGCCTGGGTGGCCTTGGCGTCAATACCCTGTGCAATGATCAGCGCGTTATCCGCAGTGACCACAGCATTGCCCGCAGCGAGGAACGCGGCGTCCGCAGTGTCAGCGATGGCCTCGGCAGTTACCTTGGCGTCGTTCGCTGTCACTACAGCAGCCTCTGCCTTCTCCACTGCGTCATCAGCTTTACCATCAGCAGCAGCAGCCTGCGCCTTCGCCTCGTTGGCAGTGACAACCGCCTGATCGGCGTTCGCATCTGCTTCGTTGGCGGTGACGACCGCAGCGTTCGCCGTAACAACGGCTTGGTCCGCAGTGCTGATTGCAGTCTGGGAGTTGACCAGGGCCTGGTCCGCGACCAGGGTGGCAGCATCCGCCGTGGCGATTGCTTCCTGGGCGTCAGCCGCAGCAGTGTTCGACGTGTCGATACCTTCCTGCACCACGTACAGCATCTGGCGGTTGTTCTCGTCCACGTAACGTGGGAGGAACGGTACACCAGCGGCGAAGACGTGCAGCGGAACATAGGCCAGGGTCGAGCGGTAGATGCGGACCCGTGTACCCAGTGCGGGCGCAGGTAGGACCTGCACCGAGTGGGTGTTGCCCGCCAGCCAAGTGTAGGCGACGTTTACACCGTCGACCGACACGAAGATTTCAGATTGCTTCTGGTACGGGAAGTCGAAGTCGAGGATGGACGTAACGCCATCCCCATCGAATTCCACGTCCACATTAGGGACCTGGGCCATTACTTATCCTTGAGTGCTTCCAATGCCATGGCGGTGCCGGGCATTACGTTGAGGAACGGCACGACCATGGTAGCGGCCTTGCCAATATCTGCTGCACCTTCTCGGCCCTGGTAGTCGCCGGAGGGGTCACGGGAAATCCCGGCGACCTTAGCGATGCCACCAGTGGCACGAGGCAGTGCATCGAAGACGCCTGTGAGCGGAGTGGACAAGCCACCCCGGCCACCAGTCAAGCCCAGGATACCGGCAGCATCCCCGACGAAGCCGAGGGCAGCAGTGTAACCGACAGCGGACTTAGCCATCTTCTTCACGCCCTTCTCGGACAGATCGAGCTGGCCTTTACGGGCTTCGTTCACCGAGACCATAAGGAAGGTCATCGGGTACTGGAAGGCCATGAGGCTGGCTAATCCTTTCGGGCCATCGGCGTTCAGTGTACCACGCAGCAACTTGTTGTTGGCGAAGGACACGAACGAACGGAACTGGCCTAAGACCTGTCCAACCTGGGAACGGGAGAAGCTGGCACCTTGACCGGCACGTCCATAAAGGATCGCATCGTCCATCATACGCAGCGCGGCATTCATGACACCGTCAATATCTTCCTGTGCCCAACGGGACCAGTTGAATTCACGAGCATTCTTACCGGAGTATGTGACATTAGATTTGATCGCTCGTTCGGCAGCCGCCCAGTCCAGATCGGGAGCATACTTGCGAATCTCAGCCAGTACCTTGGTGTCGCCCTGCGCAGCCCGAGCGAACTTGTTCAGCACCAGATTGGCGTTCATGCGGGACTGGTGGGAGTGGATGAACTTCATCCCGTTGAGGTAAGGTACGGCCTGCTTCCCGGCGTGCAGGATGCGGTCGACCATGGTGTCGCTCGACTCCAAGAAGGCGTCGTGCTGGCGCTTCCACGGACGCAGACGCACGTCCCTGGCGAGGTCCAGGCCCAGCACGGTGTGTAGCTCGTCAGCCAAGTCCGGGTTGGTTCGGGCCGATTGCAGCACATTGCGGATACCTGGGAACCGGCGCATGAACTCCTTGCCGGTCTCCACCACACCGTGGCGCTGGGCCATGGTGGCGTACTCGGCAACCTGCCACAACCCGGAGGCCGAGAGCATGGTCGCATCTGCCACACTCTTCACCCGCTGGGCATTGGCCCCGAGGATGTTGGCGTCCGGGCGGTGGCCGGTGAAGTCGCCCAGCAGGCCGTCCAGCTGTTGCATCAGGTCGGCTTGCTCTGCCTGGGGCAGCTTGCTGATCGAGCCCAGATAGGACCGCTTGAAGGCTTCCAGCCCAGCGTCGTCAGAGGCAATGCCTGCCTTGGACAGCGCAGAACGCCCACTCAGCGACGTGCCGTAGTTCTCCATAATACGGTCCAAGTCGCGGTCGATCAGGTCAGCAACCCGGTACACGGTGCCGTCCTTGGCCTTGACGGAGGCTGACATGTCCAGGGTCAGACGGTGCTTGCCGTACTTGCTGGTGCCCTGGTCAGACGCCTTCTGTTCGATCTTGCCCATGATGGACTCGATGCGACCAGCGCTCACCTTGGCGGCTTCCAGCGATTCCCGGAGGAACGTAGTGTCTGCCTTGCCCAGTGCGCCCATGAAGTCGGAGCGCATGCCAGAGGCTTTGTCGTGGACCCGTTGGACCAGGGCGCCTGCAATCGCATCGGCCTCGTCCTTGTCCACACCCTTGATACCGCGCTCCACTGACTCGGCCAGCAGCTTACGTACAATGCCCTTCTCGCTGCGCTCTGCCGCCTGGAACAGTGTGTCGTTCCAGCTCCGGTGGAAGTAGCCAGGGCGGGCCGTGAAGTCCTCAAACCCACGCACACCAGCATCCCGTGCCATCTCACCGAGACGACCGTGGAAGGCGTCGGACTGGTCGGCCAGTCGAGCGATCACTGGGTCAGCGTTAGGGTCAGGCATGACGTGACCGAAGCGGGACCACATGTCGTCGCGGCGCAGTAGCTCGTCAGTGACCCGGCTGTTCAGTGCGTCCTTGGCGTCGGCGTAGCGCCCGCTCACATCGAGCTTGCGTTGCGCCCAGTTGAACGACTTGGACAGCTCTTGCTCCAGGGTGTCGTCGTAGGTCTTGATCAGACCGTCGGCTTCGTTGGAGTACATCCGTTGAAACGAGGCAGCGTTGTTGTTGGTCAGGAGACCACTACGCCGCACGGGGTCATCCACCAGCGTTCGCAGCACGTCGGCAGCTTCTGGTGTTGCAGCGAGCTTGTCAGTCTCGGACACGAAGGCGTTGACACTGCGTCGCACTCCAGAGGCAGTTCCAGCTGCACCGGTCCCAGGAAGTCCACCAGGGAGGGGAACACGTACACCGCCTGCAAAGAGGGCATTGGCACCGCCGACCAAGCTGGCGTTGAGTAGGTATTCAAATGCTTGAGTCTCCTTGCCCGAGACATCCGCCGCATACGTATATGCCGTGGCCCCAGTGGCGCCGAGGGCACCAGCGCCAAGACGGCCAAGAGACAACGCTTTGCTAGCCCCGAAGGTTGCGATGTCAGTGATGAGCATGGCAGGGTCGAGGACCCCGCTGGCGACAGCGTAGGCGCCGTGCTTGCTGAGGATTTCTTGGTTGGTTTTGTGCTGGGCCATGCGTTGCGCTTGTTCAAGCTGATTCTCTTCAGTACCGGCCCGGCCCAGCACTTCCAAGTGCTTCTCGGTTGGCTCAATACCAAGCTGATTAAGTAGGTCCAGTGCATGGCGTTTGCCATCGAAGCTCGGATCGAAGTCATTGAACTGCTCGCTATAGCTCCGGTCCAACGCTTCCACGATGTACCCGGTGTAGGTTTCCTGCGCAGCTGCCACGACTTTATCCGTGGTGGTCAGCGCATCGTCTTTCTCTTGGGCCACGAGTGGAGCGGCTGCCGTAGCAACCGCCTTCTCTTCAGCGGCAGCCCCGAGGGGACCGCCTGTGACCATGGTGTTGTCCCCTGACAACCCGGAGGGAGAGGCAGGGTTCAATGCTGTTTGCAGCTCGTCCATTGGGACTACTGTCTTGGGCTTCAAAGAGCCTTTACTACCTGCCATGATATTCTCCTATCGGGCGAAGTGCGGTGCCATGTTCTTGATGAACCATTCGGCACGGTTAGGTGTTTGCTCAGCCCACTTGGAGCTGCGGACTTCCTTGACGAAGCTGTTCCAGTCCACCTTGGCAATCGCGTCAGCGGTGCGTTGGTGATCATCGAAACCGGCAGCGCCCAGTTGGAACACAGCACCCGCCAGGGCAGCCTTGGCCCGACCGTCACGGACACCGAGTTGACCGGCCAGCTGAGAGCCGACCTGCATCGCGTTGTCTGTGTCTTCGCGGAACCACTGCTCGGCCTGGGCCTTGCTGATCTTGTCGCCTTCCTTCATTTGACCGGTGACGTTGTGGCCGATACCCACGGCGAGGCCGTTGCGGTCCTTGTACACCGTGTCACGGTACGACTCAAAGCCAGCCAGCTCCTTGCGGAAGTTGTAGGCGGCACGCACGGGGATACCGTAGGTGTTGCCACCGTCGATGCGGAAGGCCGTACCAGCAACCTCGACAGGCGCACCGAAGTGGGCTGCCTCAGCTTCAGCGAATACCCGCTCATTGTCGGCACGGATGCGTCGACCAATCTCAGGCGCATCCACCGGGGTACGCCGTGCAACCACACCGTCAGCGCTGACCTGGATATTCTCCAGCACGCCGGTCGAGCGGTTGTACTGGAACGACGACTCGTAACCCGAGGCATCTGCCGGGTGCATCTGGGAGAGCATGCGACCGATCAGCTGCTTGTCGTTGCTTTGGAAGACAGTCTGCAAGTCCACGCCACGCGGCATGATCAGCGAGCGACGTGCCTCGCCTGTACCGGCCCAGCCACGCTCACCCACTTGAATGGTGCGTGCCTGTACGTTGGCAACTGCCATCTCCAACGCCGCTTCAGGGGACAGACCCATGTTGTTGCGGTCGGAGGTAATGCTGCTCACTTCATCCTGCAATGCCGCGCCCAGTTGGGCAGCGTGCAGCGGGTTGGTGGACAGGTTGCTGTTGCCGGTCAGGGCGTTGCCGATGCGACCGAAGAAGCCCGAGGACACTTCGCTGTCGATCCGTTCCTGCACGGTGGTCTTGAACTTGTTGGTCTGCATCCCGGCTTGCAGGTTGTCCAGCTTGGCGAAGTCTTCCTTGGCCGTAGCGTACTCCTTGATAGCCTGGGTTGGGGCAACGCCCTTGTCCTGCTGGGTCAAGATGTACGCCATCTGTGCCTGGGTGTCCTTCGGCATGGCCGACAGCAGCACGCCACGGGCACCGGGGTTCTTCTGCTCGGCCAGTGTCAGGGTCGACACCACACCGTTCAGGGATTCCACGAGGTCTTCACTCACCGGGGCCTTGTCGGTAGAAGCAGCGACAGCCCGAACGGACTGCGCAATCGTCTCACCGAAAGATTTTGGGAGTACACCGATGTCCAGGCCATGGGTCATGCCCATCTGCAAACGCTGGGGCAGGCCCACACCCTGTGCAGCCAACTGCTTGTCCATCTGGTCGATGGCTTCCTGGCCGGTGTAGCCCAGTGCGGCCATGGCGTTCAAGTCGCGGTTGCCCACGGCTGCCATCAGACCGCTCATGTCGTCCTTGTTACCCAGGCCCTTGATGTACTTGGCGCGCAGCTGCTTGCCCTGGTCGTAGGACATGTGGCCGGAGGTGGTGCGGCTGGTGATGTATTCGTTCAGCTCGTCCGTGGACGCAAGCCCGGCAATCACCTTGCCTTCAAACTCCCCATCCTGCTGCACGAATGCCAGCGAGTCGGTTGCCTCGGTGCGGACCTTGGAGTCGCGCAATGCTGCGTCGATCTTCTGGCGTTCCTTGAACGAGATGCTGTTGAGCATACCCGATTCGCGGAACTGCTCGACCACGCCACGTTGATCGTTATTGATCAGCGCGTGGACGTACTCGATGGCCGTGGCCTCCCGACTGCCCACTGGGAGCTTGTCGGTGGTCAGCACGTCTTGGAAGAACAGGGCAGCACGCTCTGCCTGGGCAGGACCGTCCGCCTCACCGGCCTTCTGCAAGTCGGTGATGATTTGGTTGCCCTGGGCCAAGTAAGCCTTGCTGCCTTGTTCAATCGACCACTGCGCATACGCTTGGCCTTGCTTGGCGAACAGGGACTCTTCCAGCTTGGTCTGGTTCGTCAGGGCCGACATCTGCCCGCGCTGCGACAACTCACCGAACTGCTCAGTGAACGCCGCTGCCCGTTCCTGCACCACCTTCTGGAACTCGACGGGCGACATGCTCTTGCCCTTGGTGGCGATGAACGTGTCCATCTCCCGCGCCATGTCCGCTTGGTGGATGCGGTAGTCTTGGTCCTGATACCCGCCGTTGACGAAGGACCGGGTGAAGACGTTGGAGTCCACAGTCTCCTGTGCCTGCCCCGCCATACGTGCCCGGCTGCCCTCCAAGTATGCCATCTGGGCCTGCTGGTCCGCAGCCTGACCAGCAGCTTGTCCAAACAGGCCGACCAGACCTTGCAGGGCTTGGTTGCCAGCGTTGTCGACCTCTTCAGGGCGACGACGTTCGCCTGGGCCGAGACGGAGCGCACTTAGTTGAGTGCCGCCTTCGGACTTGCGCAGATTGAACTGCTCGCTGGTACGTTCTACCATGAGACCTCCTACGAGTTGATTGTGAAGCCGCCAGTGCTTGGCGCAGCGAATGTCTCAGCGACACCTGCTGCTGGCGTACCTGGGGTTGGCGTCCCACCTCCGAAGAAGTTGAAGCCACTCCCGCCGCCGAACTTCATTTGGTTATTGAGATACGAGCTGCCCAGGGTACTGAGGGTCGCCAGCAGCGGGGAGCTTTGGTTGGCGTATGGGTTCTGTTGCCCCATGAGCGCCGACGATGCAGACTGCACGACCGAGCGGATACTGTTCTGGATGTTGTACTGTCCAGCCTCCAGCGCCTGCTCGGTTGCCGTGCGGGCCTCGCCCAGCTCCCGGTCGATGTCGCCAAGGACAGCATCGACTGAGGCACCTTTGACCTGGGCCGCAGCAGCGTTGGCCGATGCGGTGCCCTGGGCGCTGTACGCCATCTTGTCGGCCTGCTGTAGTTCCTTGGCAGCTTGGACGCGAAGCATCCCGTTCTGCAAGTTGTACGAAGAGACCTCTTGGTAGGCGTTCGCAATCGTCCGGTCATCGGCAGCCTTCGCCGCCTTGTTCTGCGCCTTGATTTCCTTCTTGCGCCGGTCATTATCCAGCTTGGCCTTGATGCCCGACGCTGCCGCCTGGGCAAGCATCATCCACATATCACATCCTCCTGAACTGCTGATGGAACCGGAACCCGTACTCGATAGAGCGCACGTTCAGGTCATAGTAGTCACTGCTCGACAAGGTAAGCGAGGCAGTAGCCAAGTCTACTCGGCCAGGGACGGTGACGGTTGCGGTGTCTGCCAGTGGCAGCCCGGCACCGAGTCGTTGCGAGAACAACCGCATCGGTGTGGTGGTTTGGGGAACGCCCATTCGCGCTGCATCGCTGACAACGTAGGTAAAGAGACCAGTGTTTGCCACCGAGACCCGGTACTTGTGCAGCACGCCACGGCTAGTCGTGATAGGTACATCTTTCGCATCCTTGAGGACCGGTGGGGTCAGGGTGAACGACGACTCATACAGATAGCCCACGGCGTAGCGCTCGCCCACCAATGCCTCCGGGATATCCAGGTCCGTGGTGGTTGTCCCACGCACGTTGCTGAATACCTTCTGGCCCAGGTAGGCGTTGTCGCCTTCCAGCTTGAAAGCCCGCAGGTCAGTGCCCATGTCCAACACGTAGTTGGGCACAGTCAACTTCCCCGGCACCGTGCAGGTCGCTTCCGTGAAGAAGTCGAGGCGCGGTACGGTTGGCGAGATATCACCCGCACCACGCTGCAAGTCAATGCGGCAGAGGTACAGCGTACCCTCCACACCGAACAGGCAGATCAGTACGTCGCCCGAGAAGTAGGCGTCGACCACCGGCCAGTCGAAGCGCCACTTGTGCCAGGACTGGTGGACCTTCTCCGATTGGTTCCACAGGTACTCGTGAATGACCAGCTCATTATGGTCGGCTGTACCGGCCACCATGATGTTCGATGTCGTGGAAGACACCATGAAACGCCAAGGTCCCTGGATGTACCGGGGAATATGGCTGGTCACGTCGTCGGCAACGTACTGGCTGTCAGCGTACTGCGAGGGTGTCATCTCATGCACACCGACGTAGCCGAGGCTTCGCGGTGCGCCGAAGAAGATGGAGCGACCGGCGGCGGTAGGTTCGGCGCTGGTGTCCACTTCGTATCGGGTCATGAGCGCAACGTTAGCGGTACGCGGCGTCACCATACTGTTGCCGGGGATGATTCCCTGGTAGTGCCGGGAGAACATCACGAGGTCTTTGTTAAAGTTCAGGGCGTACTCGTATGGAGCCGTGAGGCTGCCTTGCGCTGCCACTTCGATCGGATCGTTGTCCGCGACGGTGCTAAGCGTGCTTCGAAAGAATCGCAGAGGGTTGTCGGACGCCGAGAGGCAAGCGTACTCATTGCTGAGGAAGACGAGCCGTCCTTGGAAGGCTGCCATTCCCGTGATACCTTGGGTAATGAACTTGAGAAGTGGGTTTGACTTCTCGTCCCCGGCAGCTCGACGCTCATAGGTGGGTGCCTCCAGCTTGTACTCGTTGGTCGTCTCGTCCTGCGTCATCCGCAGTGGGAGGTTGGAGAGGTCCTTCAGGTCCTCCCAGTTAGCGTCTTCGATCCAGCGCTTCTCAGCGTCGTTGTACCGATAGAACACCTTGACGTTGCTCCCGCCAGTTGCCACGATGATGTTGTTCATCACCAACGGCAGACGTGCAGGCAGCTCTGCCGCATCCCGGATACTCATCGCGTTACTGCACCGCATGTAAGCGGAGCCGGATGTGGTCGAGATAGTCGGCTTGGCCGTGGCGCACTGGATCGAGGCGAAGGTGCCTTCGACCGTGATGGTCACGCCATAGGCCGTCCAGGCTGCCCGTGCCAACTCGGCCAGTCGGCTGGTGATGTACTCCGGCGTTGCCTCGGCAACCGTGGAGACTGGTGTGGTGTACGTCACCGTGTTGCTGGTTGGTGGGTCCACGCTCCGGTCGGTGATGGTCAGGGTGTACGCCTTCTGGAAGGCACCTGCCGCCACATAGTAGTAGCCCCAATGCGCCGGGTCAGGATACTTCGCCCTGTCTGCTGCTGCCGTAACCACGGCCTTCTGTTCGACGTTGCAAAGCCACACTGCGTCGTTCAGGGTCACCAGCCGCAAGCTGCGGGCAACGGCTGCCTTGAGGTAGTCGTGCTGGAAGTCTGCCAGGGCAACCCCAGTGGCTTCCTCGACAACCTTGACCGTACCGTTGACCGCATCACAGATCAGCGAGACCGCTGTGCCGCCGATGTCAGTGTTGTACTGTCGGACGCTTTTCACGTCGGTGAAGGTGCCAACTGCTGTCACTGCCTCGACACTCGCGCGACGGCGAAGGCCAGCTACAAGGTCGCTCGTCATGTTGAGCTGCGCTTGTAGCTGGCCGGGGAGTCGATCCTGTGCTGCTTGCTGGCTCACACCGAACACGAGGTTCTTGTACGAGCTTTCTTGATACGCCATATTAAGTCCTCAGACTGCGGCGCCAGCGCTGAACCTGCTTGCGCTCACGGCTGTTCTGTTTGCGTTGGACCGTGTGGTCGCCGTTGACCTGCCCGATGTACTCGTCGCGGGTCGCTTCCAGCTTCTGGCAGATGTCATCGTTACCGATGTCCGACAGGTACGTTGCATGCGCTACGGTGTAGGCCACGGCGTACTGCGCCACCTCGTTCAAGTCCTCGAAGGGAATGTCGATGATGATGCGCCCGGTCACGTCTTCTTTGACGAAGATGCTGCCGGTGTCCGTGTCAGCAATGCGCCGACCAACCCACTTGTGCCGGGACTCTTCTGGGAAGAACTTCAGCGTGTTGAGGGGACATACCACCTCGCCGTTAGGCATTTGCTTGATGGTGTGCTTGTAGTACGTGTTGAACCAGTAGCCCTCGCTGAGCAACTTGATCCGGGCCTCTTCCATAGCAGGCAGGACCAGGGCAAGCGTAGGGTACTGCTCGTCAATGCTGGTGACCGGGATTTCACCGATCTTACGCAAGACGAGGTTGACGGCACCGAGTAGGTCCATCTTGCCTCCTAAGCAAAAAATACCCCACCCACCGTTAGGTAGATGGGGTATCGGGTATTACAGGCCGGTCACTTCAACGATTGCGGCGGCGTCTGCACGGCGCTGGGCAATGTTGTAGGACTGGTAGGTGTCCAGCACCCAGCAGAACTCACGCTTGTCTTCCCAGTAGTCGCCGGTGATGGCGTGTACTTGGGCGGAGACGAGGGTCTTCGACGGGATGATGGTGATCATGCGGCGCTTCGCTTCTTCAGCGGTCACGTTGAACGCATCGCCCAGTGGGTTGTCGGTGATAACCGAGGTAACCACACGCGGGGTCTCGACCAGACGCACACCGTTGAGGATGGCGATACGCGAACGAGCGAAGTCGTTCACACCACCGAGAGCCTGGAACTCGACGTTCATCAGCTTCTTGTGGTCCAGCAGCAGGGTGAAGATGCGCGGGTCTACGAAGGTGATGCCTTCGCTGTACACAGCGTCGGACAGGTCGCGCAGGATCAGCTGCTCGATGCCTTCGCGGTGGGCACGTACCAGGGCGTCAGCGTCTGCTTCAGCGTTACCCGGCAGACCGGTGACGGTCGCTTGGGTCAGGATGCCGTTGTGGAACGCGCCTTCCAGGCCAGTAGGCGCAACGAAGTCAGCGCACTTAGCAGCCATGATCAGGCAGGCTTGGTCGAATTGCTTCGCCAGGGCAATACCGTCTTCTTCAGCAGTTTCTTTGCGCATGTCCAGGTCGCTGGTCCACTGATCGAACTTGTCGAATTCGTGGCGAGCGTACAGCACAGTGTCCACCAGCAAGGTGAACTTGTCGTTCACAACGCGGGAGCTTACGAGCTTCTCGCCAGTCTTACGACCACCGATCTTCACAGCGCCTACGCGGTCGATACGGGCAGTGTTGGTGCCGCGCAGCTGACGGATGTTCATCACCGACGCCAGCTGAGAGCTGTAGCCGAAGGATTTGTCGACGATGCCCAGGTGTTCTTCAATGTGGATATCCACATCAGCATCAGGGCCAGCCCATTGTGGACGAGTCAGATCAGCAAGTACAGTCATGTTGCATCCTTACATTATTGGGGTTGTGGATCAAGGGACCAGTGGATACGCCGTAAAGACGTACCGTAATCCCTTCTCTCCGGAGTATGTGACAATTAAATCAGATGCCCTGGGACTTGCCCAGACGGCGCATTTTGACCGATTCGGCGTACTGCTCAGGCGTTACGCCACGCTTGGAGATGTTGGCGATATGCTCGGCCTGGGTCAAGCCCTTCTGACCGCCTGGGAGGCCCAGGGCAGGTGCGTTGTGGGAAATGGCGCCACCCTGTGCCACAGCGAACTGCGTCACCATCTTGGCGGCGTGGGCCATCTTGGCGCGGTCACCCGAGTTCAGCAGGTCAGCCACGATCTGGCGTTCCATCGGGTCGGCCTTCTCGGAGTACAGCTTGGCTGCGTGATCCCACTGCGCCTCGCCGCCAGCGGCCTTGTGGACCTCTGCGACGGATTGGTCAGTGTAGGCGTTGATGTAGTTGATCACATCGCTGCTGACCTTGATGATCTTGTCAGCGGCTTCCTTGCCCAGCTTCTCGGTCAGGTAGCCCACATCAATGAAGCGGGAGTCGGACTCGTCGGCGGCACGGCCAAAGGCACGCGCCACGTCCAGGCCGTTGTCGGTGCAGAAGCTATCGAGGTAACCCACAGCCGGGGCCAAGTTTACGTCGGCAGCGAACACACCGGCCAGATGGGCCACGGAGGCTTCCTGGGCGACTTCGGCTGGCTTGTCCGACGGCAGGGCCACAGGACCCAGTGCATCAGGGGCAGCCGGGGCCGCTGCTGGTGCAGGCGCTGGGGCCGGTTCTGCCGGGGCGTTCTGGCTCACATGGGACAGCATCGGGTTGACCGGGGCTGGCGCAGGAGCTGGTGCCGGGTTGGCGTTGAACGTCGGGTCAGCTGGTTGCAGGCTGGTGAACGGCTGGGATGCCGCAGGCTCGGTGGGGACGGCTACTGGAGCCGGTGCAGGGGCCGGAGCTGGCGCCGGGGCGGGTGCCTGGGGAGCTGCTGCGGAGGCTTGTGCTGCACGGCCAGCGAGACCAGCTGGGAGGTTCTGGTTATTAGTCGTCATTGAGTGAGTCCTTCGATACCTTCGTTCACGGTAGCGCCTGCACCGAGCATGGCTGCTTGGGCGCCTTCTTGTGCTTGAGCTGCGGCCTGGGCCTTCGCTTCAGCTTCTGCTGCGATAACTTCCGGGTCCTTGAAGATGCGGGACACGTCTACCGAGCGGGAGTTGTAGATCAGGTCAGCGACCTTGGACCCGTCTACGCGGGTGTCGAGCTGCGTCAGTGCCGGGACAATCGCCGCAATCTCTTGCGTGGCTGCCAGCAGGTTCTGCATCTCTACGGCCCGGCTCAACGCCGGGATACCAGTGAGGATCACTGGGCGATAGGCTTTGGTCACGAGGCCCATCATCAACTCGTCGGCCACATCGGCCATGCACAGGTAGGCCAGTGGCCCTTGCAGAGTTTCTGCCAAGAGGGAGTACACCCCACCCAGCGTCGACTCGGCTTCCTTGGCGACTGCACGAATCTCTTCGGCAGTAACACGTTCGGCCTGTCGGGTGTTGCCCGTGTACATAAACGCCATGCTCAGCCGCTGGATAACCTCTCCAATGGACTCGCGCACTGCGTTGATCTTGTTGTAGTCGCCACGTTCATACGACGTGATGGCCGCAGTCTTACCCCGGACGTAATCGCCGGTGTCCGACTCTTGGTACTCGTCAATCACCCCGCCAGCCGATTCGTCAACGACGTTCAGCAGGCTTAGCGCTTCCAGCTCGTACAAGCCCAGTTGCTCGGAGACCAACGATACCTTGGCGAAGTCGCCAGTGAAGTCCTCGACCAAACCTCGGCCATAGTGTTCACCGTCTGCCAAGTTCCACACGGTCACGATCCACGGCGCCAGATGTTCTGGGTAGCTCGACTCAGGGCCGACACGCAGACCATCAATCTCGTTCCACACCACGACGCGTTTGTTGACTGCGCCCGGCTGCTTCTCGATCACCGTGAAGTAGTCCATCATGCGATCCGGCTTGTACTGGCCCGGCTTCTTGCTGGTGTAGTCCGCTTGGACGTGTTCAGGCAGTTCATCAAACCGCATGATCTGTTTCAACACGATGTGGCGGTACTCACCATCAGCTGCACGACGAACGACGTAGGAACGAATGCTCCACACTGTCATCTTGCCGGTCTTCGGATCGCGGTAAGCGAGCGCATTGCCGGTGATGACCAACAGCTTCAACAGCCGCGTCAGCTTGGCCGTGGTGGCCTGAACAAACAACCGTTCAGTGGCCTCCCGATCCAAGCGCGCCAGCATGTTGTTGACCTCCTGTTCGTTGATGCTCTTTTCGACAGCAGCAGCAAGCAACGATTTGGAAGGCATGTTCTTGAAGAAGGGGACGCCGCTGGGGAACAACGAGGCGACCAACTTCGCCGTCAGGTTGTTCGTCAGAAGTGCGCCCACCGATTGAAAGTCATGCTGTACAGTCTGATTGCTGACGTTCAACGGATCGACCATGGTGCTGCCCAGCGTGAAGGTTGCGAATTGCTCGCTCTTACGCACGACGGCCTCATCCCGATACTGCTGCCACATCTGCAACGCAGTCAGCGTCCCACGACTCATACGTTGATGCCCAACGAAGAGGCCACGCCACCCGGCGCTTTCTTCTTCTTGGTAGCCGACGTAGTGGACAGCGAGGTTGCAGTACCGCCAACTTGCGTGTCCGGGGTGTTCTCGAAGCCCAGGTCGACGTTACTCGCCGCCTGCTGTTGACCCAACTGCGCAAGCAAGGCTTCGTTCCGCGCTGTCGCATCTGCTGCGTTCTGCGCTTCCAGTGCCTTCATGCCCGTGAAGTCCGTGCCCAACCATTGGTCAGCCATCGGGTCCACGAATTGGTTCAACGTACCGGCACCCAGTGGGTCCCACTTCTCCGTGAACTTCTTGATCTTGCCAACGAGCTTTTTAACTTTCTTGCCCATGTACCCTCCGGTATTTGATCCGGTACTCACCCTCTTTAATGCGATGTGAGAAAGCGATACATGGCAGGTTGTTCTCCTTGGCAAGCTCAATGGCCCGCCTCAGAAACAACTTGCCCAACTCCCCACTATGCGCAGGATGAACCCAGTGCCACATTACGCCAAGACAGGGACCTACGTGGGCATCCTCTTCGGACACCAAGACGCAAATCCCAACTGGCACGCCATTGGCGAAGGCGCATAATTCATAGCGATCAACGTCGACAGTTGCCCCAACGATACGGCTGGCAGCTTCTGCACGACCGCCCCAGGATAGTTCCGGGACTGTGTCAAGCACATCTTGAATCACCCACTCCACCATTGTGGGATCACCCGCATCGCGGGCTCTCTCACTGATCACGGGGTCGCCGTGCTGTAAAGCCAATATTAGACTTCACATACTCCAGTACCCTAAGTTCACCAGTGTTGATCATAATCTTATTTAAAGATGTAGTTTCATCAATGGTGACACGAGGGAATAGTTTCTGTAGTAGTCTGTATTGTTCTTCTGAGAAGGTTACCTTGGAGTTACTGTTCATTTCATTCACTCACTCGCTTCTCTCCGGAGTATGTGACAATTAATTGTCCCTCAGCAAAAGAAGAATTCGGAGTCCATTAAGCTACTCAGGTCCAGATCACCCATGAGGGGACGCAGTACCCAGGTGCCGGTGTCGATGGCGAAGTTCAGCAACACGTCGTTGTCCGTGTACAGCTCAATGAACGCAGCGCGGATACACTCGTGCATCGCGTCGACATCGCATGGGTGTGTACCGAACGAATCGTGGATAACGGCCATGTCCAAGTCCAACTCAGCCATGCGCTGTGCCGTCATGCTCAGGTGACAACCGTCCATGGCATGCACGAAGTTAGGCGCAATCGCATTCTGCATCCGCGTTGCCTTGGATGTGTCCAGCTGATTGTGCATTACCACGTACTCGACACCGCAGGAACGCACACGCACTCGCGTCTGTTCCTCGTCCGGGTAGTCGTGGTGAACGTGCAAACCGTGCGGTGTGGTGAACACCACTGGTGCGGTGCGGTCGTGGTGGCGAACCACATCCTTCAACCAGCGCATCAGGGCCGCAGCCGCTGGCACCGTGTCCTCAATCGCCTTGAACAGCAGCTTCGCAAGGTACATGCACATCTTCATGTACGCAACGCCGGTCTCTTTCGAAGAGTACCCTTGCTCGTCCAAGAAGTCGCCTATACCGTCCGCTACGCTCCGCAGAGTCGCACCGTATACGTAGGTCATCACCGGGCCTTTAGCGAGCTTCCGGGATACACCCAGCTCCTTCCAAAGCACCCCACAAGCGTGCCCACCCTCGGCGTCGCGCTCGATCTGCATCATTGCCAGCTGGGCCACACGAGCGTAGATGTCAGCCTTCTCGTCGCCTCCTGGCACGAGGTTCACGTACCGCCCACCCACCGAGTCGCGCAGCATTGCGCTCAGGTGCTGTAGGCCGGAGCAGGTCGCATCCATGTGGACGATGCTCCCGGACTCAAACGTCTCCGGGTTGCCGCTGGCGTATGCCGCTGCAAGCTCCCGTACCGCCGCCACGGCCATCAACGGGGCGTCTGTGTTAGCTCGGTACAGGTCGCTGTTGGCGGGGTCTACGGCGCCGTGTGCGAGGTGTTCCCAATGCTCGTCCGTCCACGCCGCTCGCTCCTTGAAACGCTTCTTGTCGAAGCCAAAGCAGTTGGCGATGTGGACCTTGAGCCAGTACACCCCACGACGGCCCAGGGCCTTCTTACGGGCGAATTGTACCACTGCCTTAGTGGCGTCCGTCCCTTGTGGCGTACACGCCCCACGGTAGTACAGGCGTCCCCTGGTGTCCGCAAACATCGCGTTCCATACGGGTGTCCCTCGGGCCATGCCCACGACCTTGCTGAAGCCGTGCATCTCCCAGCTGACCGCCTTATGTTCGCGGATCGCATTGTGCCAATTGAACGTCTGTCGCTTCCACCGCTGGAACTCTTCCAGCTCCGTCTCCGTGGCCTTGTCCTTGGACCATTCAGTGCTGTGCGGGAACTCCGGGCGCACTGGTGGGGTCCGTGGTGGAATCTTCAGGACGCCGCCGCCGTCTGCCCACACCCCATGCACCGTCTCGTACATGTCGTCCGACATGGCATACGGGATGGACTGTAGGTAGTTGATCGGCTCAAAGAAGTTCGGCATGGTCTCTGCCGACATTGCGTTGCGGTATGCCCGCAGGTGCTTGTGGCGGATACGCTTGTGCGTCCGCAGCAGCGGGAACTTCAGCTGCCGCTTCTCCGTGTGGAATCCGCCACCGACGATCCTGTCCCAGCGCAGCGGCGGAGACACCATCGTCAATGATACCGGCTGCGCCAGCCACTCCGATGCCTTCTCGTCCAGCAAGAAGTCCCGGATGGGGTCCGTCAGGGCGTACTCAACGAGGTGCCCCTTCGCAGATGTGCTACGTTGTACGTCCACCAGCCCTGCGTCCATGCAGGCTTGCAGCCCGACTTTACCCAGGTGCATGTACTCGGTCGGCGTGAGGTCGCTGTCGTAAACACCGTCCAGGCTGTTCTCGATCACTCGGCTCATCGCCAACCGGGTATGCTTCTGGCTCGTCGTGTTGCTGTCCTTGAGGCGCTGGATGGCGCCGTCGTAATAGACCGGGTTGATGCGGGCAGCAGCACGCACCTTCAGCTCCAGCGCCCACTCCCGTCCAATGGACGTGGCGATACGCTGGAAGGTCGGCACAGAGTTGCGCTGGGCGCCGTAGTGCTGCAACACGCAGCCCATGGTGACGCGCAGTGCGATCACCGCAGCAACGTCCGCATCCAGTTCACGGAGCCAACCCCGCAGGGCAGCCCCGACACCACGGTGCTTCTTCTGCTGCTCTGCGACGATACTGTCCCGCACGTCATCGAACATCCGGGCAATGACCGCTTTCCCTCGCGGCAGCTTGTCGATGTCGCCCTTGGCGATAAGTGCAGCGTGTGCTTTTGCTGCCTCCACCATTGCGTCCGCATCGGACTGAATCTCTGCTGCGATTTGATCGGCGCTCATTGCGTGCCCTTACTCGATGTCGGTTGGTGCTGGTACTTGGCCGTAGCGGGTTTCCGCTTCGAACGAACTATCGAAGCCAGCGGCGTCGAAGTCTGCTTCGATGTCGGCCCGCTCTTGGATCGTGATGGTGCCGTGTTTCAGCAGCGCATCTTCGGCCTGTTGACGGACCTCGTGGGCCTGCTCTTCGTTGCCGGTGTCGATGGCAATCGACAGGAGGTTGGACAGGTGGGAGTAAGTCTTGCTCATTCGGATTTACCTTCGCGGAGAAGCAGCTCAAGACGCGCCATGGCATTCCAGGCGGTATGTGTAGCGTGGATCAGGCCCGACTCATCGTCGAACTCTTCACCCAGGATTTCCTTCTGGTCATGGCGATACATCGCGCCACGATACTTCTGCGGACCATTGGGTACGGTCAGGAAGTCCAGTTCCTCGTAGCCCTTCGCCTCGATTGCCCAGGTCATACACTTGCCCAGTGCTTGGAGGGCATTGGGCATACCCTCGAAGACAAGCTCCATACGGATCTTACCGTTCTTCCGACCCTCCTTGCTGGAGTCGGCCACGTTCTCGGCCAAGTGCAGGTTCTTGATGGCCTGTGCGCTGGGTTTCGGGCAGGCCTTTGGACACTCGTGAATCGAGTTCTGGGTGCAGGCGCAGAGGTACAGGATGTCCGTCACCTCCGCACTATCCCGTTCCGATACGTACACACCCTCGCGGCCAGCAGCCGGTTTGTAGGTTGTGTTAGAGAAGGCCAGCGACGTACAACCAACATCCATGTACAGAAGACCGCGCTTGAGGAAGCGGGTCTTCCCGAGGATGTCCGTGTTCTGTGCGCGGGTGTACTGTACTTCTACGACTTTATCCATGCGACCTCCTAGTTGGACAGCAGCGTCTTGCGCTTGCCCAGCGTGTTTTTGGTGTAACGGCCACGAGCCCAACCGCCGCAACCGCCGCAGTGGAACATCTCGTACTTGCCGGTTTGGGTGAAGGTGAAGCCGTCCTGTTTGATGTTGTCCGACAGGCAGCGTGGGCACAGCATCTCTTCGCTCTCGACATAGGCCGCGAGGTTCGGGTGCTGCTGATACCACGGACGCAACTTCAGGTACAACTCTTCCATCGACGTTACGTCGGGGATGTTGTACTCCTTCATCTCGTCCCATGCCTCGGGGTTCTTCTTCAGGCACTCGGACCACAGCAGGAAGCCAGGGAACTTGCTGTGCTTGCTCTTCGTCAGCGTGGTCAGGTTCGCGCTCTCGCCGGTCATCCATTCCAGCTTGTTGCTCGTGAAGCGGAACTGCTGCTTCGCCATGAGCATGGTGTCGATCACCTTGTACGGACGCGGCGGCAGGTAGCCGTTCATAACCAGACGGGCCTGAATCTTCGGCATGTCGAACGCTTTACCGTTCTGGCCGATGATGATGTCGGCTTCGTCCATCAGCTTCCACAGGCCACCGAGCAGCGGCTTGTCGCAGAATGGGTTCTCGCGGATGTCCTCGTAGATGACTTCCGGTTCACCCAGCCACTTGGCGCAGTACGACAGGATGTACCACTCTTCCTTGATCTGGTTGAGCCCGACGTTTTGCTTCCACAGCGACCAGACGTAGCCGAGGATTGGCGCGGTCTCGATGTCGATGAGCAAGATGCGCGGGGCACCCTTGAGCTTCTTTTTGGTGGGAGTGCGGCGACCCCGTGGCACATGCAGGCCCAGCTCAATGCACCAGAAGCGGGCCAGCTGTCGGGATACTTCGACACCATCCTTCCAACCCAACAGGCGGGCTGTCTCTTTGATGCTCCCGCCAGCCACCTCGTGGGCGCGCTTGATGTCGCCGTCAGTGAACTTGGATCGGATAGGGCAGGTCTTGTCAGTCATTCGGATACCTTCGGTTTCATGGAGCGGACTTTGGTGGAGCCTTGGGCCTTGCGCCTCGCGGATGCTTGGCGCCGTTTGTACAGGCTTGCGGCATGTTTTTCTTCGGCTGTCTTGTGGGTCGGGTACATATACCCAGTGCCGGGTGCCTTGAGGTACACCAGCATTGCTTCAAGCCAACGGATGATGCTCGGGTAGTCGGTGGCCTTGGCACCCCACTGTCCCGCAGCATTCGCCACCTTGCCCTCTGCCGCGTTACACGAACGGTGCAGAATACCTCGGACCTCCCCGCTGTCGTGGTCGTGGTCCATCACGCCTTCGCGGGGAATCTTGATGTCGATTTCCTTGCCGCACAACGGGCACAACCCGCCCTGCTTCTTCCAAAGCAGGAGAGTGATGGCGCGCTGCGAGGTGCGGGCAATCTTGATCAGCGCCTTCCTTTCGCCCTTCGCAGGCGTGCCGCTATCCGGCGCTTCGCCAGCTTGGCACCCTCCGCTGGGCTTATCTCCCAGTAGGGGCGCTTGCGGCCCTTGTAGTGCGGACACCGTTGGCACTGGTGGCCGTCCCACGGCACCGAGCAACGCGGGCAATGCAAGACGTTCATTCGTCATCCTCGGGTTCCTCCGCTTGCTCAAGCCGGAGGTTCAGTACGGCTTGATGGTAGGTGTGGAGTTCGGTAAGCCACGTCCGTAGTGGAGGTAACAAATCGAGTTCCATGAGATAGCGATACGCGCTGTCTTCCTGACTGCGTCGTAACCACAGGCACTCTGCCTCTGCCAGAGGATTCTGTCCGTGCCGCACATACGCTGAAAGGACGGCATTCGCGGCAGCCGACTCGTCCGTGAACCCCGCCAGGAATTCAAGCGTGCCTGCTTCTGCAATGTTCTTCCCGTCGAGCTTGTCCAGACCGCGCACGCGGTCGGCGGAATCACCCATGAGCATTTGTGCCCAAAAGAACTTAGTTCCATGTCCGATAACCTTCAGCTTGCCAGCTGGCGTATGGTCCTCACCGATCCAACCAAAACGGTTCTCGATGTAGTCCGTCCGACCAGTCTTGACTTCAAAGTAGGGACCGGGTGTTAGACGCAGGTCCTTGTCCTCGGACCAGATGACAGCCTCGTCCCCGAAGCGCACCGCATCCATGATCATGCCGTCGTCCGCTTCCCAGTAGTGGTGCATGTCCACGTACCAGTCGACAGGAATCAACCCATCACCGCGTTCGTATGAATCGAACACAGCCATGCGCAGAGGTTCCAGCAACGGCGGCTTGGGACTGGCGCCACGCTTCTCCTGATAAACCCAGTGAGTTGGGTAGTGCTTGCGGTGGGCCTTCTTCGATCCCTTGGCCGTCAGGTGCAGCCGCACCTCCGTGCAGTTCGTCAGGAACTGTAGCTCCAAGACGTGCTGCACGAAGCGGCGCATTGCGGTGGGCAAGGTCTTCGCCGTGGTGACAGCCCGGTAAGCCGGGCCGTCTGCGTCGAGGATCAATACCCGTCGCCCTGCTGGCTTGGGATCAAACTGGGCGGGCACTGCCGCCAAGTCGATACCCTTCCAGACGCGCACTTAGCCGATGGCCGGGAGGCCAGGCATTGCAGGCAGGCCAGGAACCGCTGGGGTCACGGGAACAGACGGGGTTGCCACTGGTGTACCGCCGTCGAATGGAACGTCAGGGAGCGCACCCGGAAGGCCGGGCAGACCCGGTACGGAAGCGGCTGGTGCTGCTGACGCCTCGGGGACAGGCGGGGCTTCGTGATTGTCGGCACTGTCGTCTTCCACGTTCAGGTCAGGCAGTTCGCCGCCCAACAGTTGTTCCAGCGGGGAGCCCTTGAAGTCCAGGGCCTCGATGCACTTCGCTTGCAGGAAGTTCTTCGACTTGCCCTTGTCGTTGGTGCCTTCGATGAACAACTCATCCCAGGTTTCTTTGGTCGGGGTTTCCCACAGGAACAGTTGGTACTGGTCGTCCGCCACTTCAGGCACGGTGTACGGCTGCTTACTGATCGCATCGAACGGCGGCAGCAGGTTCGCCCAGTCGATCATGTTGTACTCTTTGGCGTCAGCGGCCTTGCCCTTCTTGCGCAGGATCGGCACGATGAATGCCTCGCCCAACAGTTCAGGGAACGACTTCGCCAAGCCCTTGTAGTTCATGCGGTCGAACGCAATCTTGGTCTTCGACTTCTCGTTGTTGCCCAACGTCATGTCGAAGCTGTTCAAGATGGTCGGGACCTTGTTGCCCTTCTCATCGAAGTAGTGGAACAGGTCGTCCGGGCGGGACTTCTCGTCACCGCCTGCGGGGTTGGTGTCGCCCCACAGGGCGAGGCCCAGGCGCACGTTCATCATCGGCGTCTTCGCCTGACCCTGGTACTCACGGGCATGCTTGCCGAACTCGATGTAGCGGCAGAAGCGAACCAGGGCGAAGCCTTGCGGCAGGAGGCGACGTGCGCCACCACCACCCTTGGACACCTCGGCCATGTTGACCGTGGCGACGGCGGCGTTCTGTGCGGCCAGGGCTTGCAGTTGCTGTAATTTAGTCAAGGACATTGTGTATCTCCATCAGGGTTTGGGATTTACTGCGCAATACGCTGCGGCTGTTACTAAGCCAGTCGGCAGGATCACGAGCAAGAAGATTGGCATGACGTGATCCAGCCAAACCATGTTACACCTTGCCGAAGCAGACTACGTCGTTGGACTTCACGCCCAGGACTACACTGCTGTCGTGGTCGAGTACCGTGACATAGCCACCGTACTCGCAGACGCGGGCGCCACGGGCAGTACGACGCTCGACGTTGCCGTACTGGTCCGAGGACTCGATGTAGAACTTCGGTGCCTTGGCGTACACGGTGATGGTGCGCTGGGTGCCGGGGACACGGTTGTCGCTTGCTGCCATTGGTTGCTGGCTCATAATTCTACCTTCTCTTTGTCGAACATGGATGGCCCTGCTTCAGCAGCAGCCGGGAATGGAACGTGCGAGATGTTGTAACCCAGCTCGCGGGACATGTAGATCGGTGCGTCTTCCATGATCGCCTTGGCCGCTGCCGCCACTTCCTTCAGGTAGTCCTTGTGGACATCGAAGTACAGGGCGTCGTGGACGTTGTTGATCATAAAGATTTTGGACATGAACATTGGGTGCTGGATCAGCCACCGCATGACACGTCCGGCGCTCAACGTCATCAAGTACCCGGATTCACCCTGGCACCAATAGTTGGCAATTTGGGTGGGCTTGAAGCCCATGACACGCTTGCGGGCTTCCGCATCCCAGACATCGAATTGGCGGAAGCTGTAACAAGTTCCTCCATCAGCTTGGTAGTAACCGCGTCGGTAAACACGGAAGTTCCCTGCGTCGTCCTGCTCACGCATGAGGCCAGTAGGCAACGCTCCTGTGCGCTCAACTTCTGCACGCACAACATCGCGGAATGCGATAGCTCGTGGGAATAGTCGAGCTTCTGTTGCGAGGAACTCAGTTGCGTATTCAAGCGATACACCCGTGGCGAATGCAATGCCACTAGCGCTAGCTCCGTACTGCGCAGCAAAGCTCGGAGGCTTGATGTCGGTACGCTGCTGCTTGATGCTGTTGTGTTCACGATGGTTCTTGTCCTTGCTGATCGCCAGGATTTCCTCGTAAGGCCGCTTCAGCTTCGCAGCGAGACGCAGACAGTGCATGTCCGTGCCGTTCTGCAAGTGCTTCAGCAACGCCAAGTCACCCGACAGGGCAGCCAGCATTACGACTTCCAGGGCGGTGTAGTCCACCTCGATGATCACACCGTCGGCGCCGAAGCGGCTGGTGAACATCTCCTTCACACGGGACTTCGCAACACCGTCGTCATCCTCGTCCGACCGTGGCAAGTTCTGCAAGTTCGGATCGCTGGACGACAGCCGTGCTGTGATCGTCGCAGCCACGTTCAACGAGTGGTGGATGATCGAGTCAGGGCCGATGTATTGCAGCATCCCCTTCGTCTTCTTGATCGACCCGTCTTTGTTGTACTCGTGGCTGATGTAGTACGTGCCATTGTCCTTGTCCAGCTGCGCCTTGCGGTTGAGCAAAGTGCCCGCAGCAAAACCAAACGTTGCCAATGCCTTCAATACTTCGCCGCTCGTGGAGAAGACTGGTGTTCCACACGGCAGGAAACGCTTCCCGACATACTCGCCATTGCGTCGCCCATTCGGATCGAACTTGAACTTGTCGCCCAAGACGCTGTTCATTTTGCCGATGGGCACGAGGGGTTCGAAACGGTAGGTTGTGCTTGCCCATTTGGTCTGCGGCTCCTTCGTCTCAAACTTGTGAACCTTCGGCTGGCCCTTGTTCTTGCCTGCCTTGTACCGGTCACAATCCCCGTAGGTATGGACGGCATCAGCGAACAATGATGCACCACCATGCTCTTCCGCAAAACCATCAACAGCCAGTAGGGTCTCCCCGAACTTGTAGCAGTCGATCTTCTCGTACATGATGGCGCCGTCAGCGTCGGTACGCGGGACACGCTCGTCGTACTTCACCTCGCCGCCGAACAGCAGCGCGCTCAGGTGGTAGTCGCTACCCCAGTTGAACTCAAAGGTCTCGGGCAACTTCGGCAACAGCGCGAAGATTTGCTTGTTGATCCCCTCCAGTTCCTTGAGCTGGGCTGCGTGGTTGCGCTGGGCAACTTGCTGATCGACATACAGACCGGCTGCTTCGCAGAAGCTGAAGGCAACCATCCCTTCGCAGCGCTCCAAGAACATCCGCCACATACCCATCTTGGTCAGATACTGCATCTGCCCGTAGAAGCTGCGCGCAGTATTCTCGATATCGCCGCTTGGCCCGATCAAGTATTCGCTCAACAAAGCCGGGTCGATGTCCGCAGTCAGGACACCCTGCTCCCACAGGAGCTTCACGCCGTCCACCTTCGGGGTGCCGCCGTGCTTCTGCGCCACTTCGTTCAGTGCCGGGTAGGTCCAGGTCTGGTGACTGCACAGGTACTCTCCCAGTTGGGTACAGAGGACGCGGCCACCGCGCTTGAGGTACTTCAGGAACTCAGGCTGGTAGCGGGTGATGAACCACGACATCTCGTACATGGCGTTGTGGCAGACCAGCAGGTCCACGCCGTCGAGGTCGAACCATGCCGGGTCGTCTGCTTCTTCGCGGTTGTTGAAGCGGCGCTCAACCGGTGTACCGGCTACGCCGTCTACGTCGTCACGCCAACCTGCCAGGACGATGTAGTTGTCCGGGCAGTGCGCAGACGCAACGGCACCCAGGTACGGGTGGTTCTGCGTCTCAAGGTCGAGGATGCGCGTTCTCATTTGGAACCTCCGCAATGACTTGGATGTGGGAGCCCTTCACGAAGTGGGTCTCCATACGGGCCTTGTCGTCCATCGCAATGAACGCCTCCTGATCCCACTTGCGCAGGGCATACGCCTCGGTGGGTGACTCTGCGCTGATGACCAGCAGGCCGTTGGCTGTGAGATGTGCTTTCACAGGACCTCCCGGCATTCCGCCACGGCCTTCAGGATCGCCTTAGCGTAGCCTTCAGCGGCGGATAGGTTGAGGGTGGCGGGACCGTCCGAGCGCTGCATAGCCTCGGGGAAGTCAGCGAAGGATTCCAGCACCCCGACAGTCACCGTCGGGTTGTACGGGTCGGGGTTGGCAGTCACGAATGCCCGGCGGTTGCGGGTCTTCTTGCTACCAGCTGGGCACCGGCTACGGAATGATGTGCGGCTCATTGGACCTCCGGTGGGTAACGGTCGACCAGCCGGGCCAGGGCCTGCCGCTCGGTCATGTTGTCGGCGCACATCAGGTACACGTCTTCGACCTGCATGAACGTGCGGTAGCTATAGCGGGCTGTGTGGGAGCCGTGTACCTGCTCAGCGGCCTGGATACTCGCCGTGCGCAGCCTGGGTGGCGCACAGGTGTACAGTGTGTGGTGGTTGTCGTGGACTGCCACACGGCGCCCGTCAGCCGGGCCACCGATCAAAATAGCGGTACGTTTGTGCGTCATCATTGTCCCCTTCCGGCTTCCACAAGTAGCGCCGGGTGTAGTCTTTGTGTGACTCGGCCCATATCAAGGTGCCGTGCAACGGCCTGCCATTGAATGGGGATAGCGGCATACCGGCGTCCCGCAGGATGCTGATCGCATCCCGCAGGTCCAGCAGGCTGACCGACACAGCGATTATCTTGTCGGTCATGGTGTTTACCAGCTAGCGCCCAGGTTCTTGCGCAGCATACGCTTCGCCCAGGCATACGTGTGGACAGGGAACTGCCCGTCCTTACCGTCTGGTCCGTAGTGCGACCAGACGACGGTGTAGCCGTTGTTGTACCGCACGATGGCGCCGTAGCCCTTGGTCGTGGATACGTGCAACAGCATGTTCGTGCCGTAGTGGACCGGGTCAGTAACCGTTACCTTCAGCTTCATACCTTCACCCCTGGATCATAGTCGAGGTCGCGGAAGTCCTTGAACGATGGGTGACGCAGGCTTCCGCCCTTCGTCTTCTCCATCGCCTCGGCCTGTGCTTGGCGCCCGATGTAAGGCAGCGGCCACTTCATTGCCAATGCCTCGTTCACCTTGCCGGTGTACTCAGCCATCTTCGCCTGGGTCAAGCCGGTGGCGTTCACCTCGGTGCCGTCTTCTAGGCGCAGGCGGAAGCCCACAACCTTACCGGCATTCGTCTTGCCCTCATCGCCCCACACATAGCCGACGACTTCACCGTCACCTTCCCAACCAGGGCCACCGCAACCGGGCTTCATCTTCCATTGCCCAGATACCTTGCCGTTGCGCAGCGGGCAACTTGGGTCCTTGAATACCAGACCTTCGAAGCCCTGCTCGCGGACCAATTTATAGAGGGAGTACAGCGCCTCCAGGCTCTCGACGCGGGCCAACGCCTCGGTCACAACCGGGCGGCGCATGCCGACGTGGGTGCCGAACACATACGGCCAGCGCTGCACGACAGCCGCATTGCGGATGGTGAAGGCGTTGTTGCCCAGGTCAGCACATGCCGGGGACTTCAGGTCTTGCAGCTGCTGCACGTTCATCAGGTCGATCACGATGAACTGCGGCGCGAGGTCAGGTGCCAGCGGCTCGTGGCGGCGCAGGTGCCCACTCATGGTCTGGAAGTCAACGCCTGGAATCCAGACCTCAGCATCCAGTGCCGTGGTTGGGCCGAGCTTCCACTCGTTGACCCACTTGTCTTTGAAGTATTGCTTGTAGTTCACGAGCGCGAGAATCTCGTTGCCCTCGCGGGTGGTGATGTGCAGGTCGCCATCCAGCCAGAAGATGTGGCAGCGGAAGCCGTCCACCTTGATACCGGCGAGGATGTAGCCGTGCTTGGCGATCACCGCAGCGATGGCCTTCTCATTGAAGTTCACGGCGCGGTGGCACTTCGGATGGAACGTCTTAGTCTTACTCATCGTGGTTAATCCCCAGCACGGTGCGGTCGGTGTTGCCGTCGTACCAACCTGCGGCGAACCACTGGTTGACACGCGGATTCTCTGCGTCGCATGGCAGGCCCTTTCGACCTGCGCGGTAACCTTTATCGTAGAGGCTCATTGTGGCTCCTGTTGACCGTCACGGAACTGACAGTTCTCTGCGTCGAAGTACACCTCACCTTGGACATGCGACTGCTTGCCCGGCAAAGCGAACTTGTTCTTGGGTGTGGACAAGCCACGTTGGTATTGGCAGCGCGCATCGTTGAGCGCACCCATCATCAGGATGATGTCCACAGCACCCTGGACACCAGTCTTGGAATCCTTGAGTGCGCCGTAAGGTGGATAGAGTACGTTGTCTCCATCAGTCGCGGATACTTGGATAGTCCCGAAGAAGATGTGGTCATGGTTGACCGCCATTTCCCGGTGAATCTGCCAACGTTCCTCAACACCGTCCGTCTTGTTGCCGTGACCCTCACCACCGGGGAGCTTAAAGTTTGCGACCATGTCCCCAACAACGATGGCGGGTTTAACTGCCTCGATAACCTGCTCAATCTCAGCGAGGTTGGCACCGTGCATGTCCTTGATGCGGATGCGGTCACGCCGTCCCACTGCTCGGACATACTCGTCGATAAGCGTGTTGGCACTAGCCTTCTCGCGTAACTGATTGACGTTGCAGTCGAGTGCTGCTTGGTACACGCGAGGAATAATACGTTTGCCAGCGCCCTCGTTGTTAAGCCACAAGATTGGCCGATCAGACTCAAAGTAGTCATCAAGCTGGGAGGCAGCGTGAGTAACAATCTTTGCAATGAGGCTCGTCTTACCCTTGTCGGGCCGTGCCGCCACAGCGATAGACGCGCCGCCCAACACGCCCTTGATGTTCTGAGACAGTAGTAGGGTGGGGAGTTTGATACCATAGTCGCCTGCCTCCGAGTCGAGGATGCTTACCACGTCCTCGTCAATGTAGTCCAGGGCAGACGACTGCTTCATCCGCGCCTTCGCATCGGCTGTCAGACGACCCAGCTCAAAGGCAAGGTTGATATCCTCGCCTCGCTCGTGGCGTGCAATGACCGCAGCAGACTTACCGGCCAAGTCCATCTCCATCAGGATACCAAGTACCCCGCTGATAGATTCCTCATCGGCTGGCTTGCGCAAGCGATTGACCAGACCGCACACGAGGGACATCTGCTCATTCGTGTAACCACTCTTGAGCTTGATGACCGTATCGAGGTTGTCGAGGTCGATGAACTTGTGTGCCTTGAAGTGATCAAAGTAAATCTTGAACCAGCCAATCAGCAACGCTGCCTCTTGGCCGATCATGCTCATCGGCACTGCACCTGCGAGGGTCCGGTACTTATCCCGACTCCGTAACGCTTGCAGAATTGGAATCTCCAAGAACACCTCCTAAGATGTCGATGATGGTTTGTTTCGGCAGGTCCTTCGGATCAAACCCCTCGGGGCAGATTGCGGTTATGACCTTGAGGCCAAGCCCAGCAGCACGACGCCGTACAAGACGAGTCCCGTCCCTGCCAGCATTGTCCCCGTCCAAGAATAAAACCAGCGTGTCCACGTCGGCTGCCAGTAGGTCGGCAGCGTGTGTGTCCCGCAGTGCTGTGCCGAGCAACGCTTGCGCTGTGGCATTGTATGTCCCCTTGATAGCCCATCGCACCTTCATGGCCGATAGGAGGTCCTCTGTTACGATGACCGTAGATCGCACGGGCTCCGTTGCTTGCGCGCCGTATGCTGGCGCCGGATACCCATACCCAGTCCACTTCGGTTGCTGCCCAGCAGTCGCCCTTCCAAGCCAACCACGTTTGGTCCCAAACAAGAGTCGCCGTTGCTTCTGGCTGTACCAGACAGGCACGTCCGGCATCATGACGGATAAGTCGATGCCCTTCGTCAAGCAGAAGCTGTATAAGGGCTCCTGTACCCACGTGTCCCACGAGGATAATTCTTTTGCGTCCGCAGGCCATGGCATGAATCTCTCTTGATCGGCAACCTGTGACAACACGACGTGGGACTTCGTGACCGAGCCCCCGGCGTGGCACCGCTGACAATAGGCAACCCATCGGTCGCCCTTGTTAGCGATGCTCATTGCCGCTGTCGCTTCGTTGTTGTGCCGCACCCGCATGGACTGACCTACCGCCAACTTCTGTGCCTGGGGCAACCATTCATTGTTCGGTAGGTACGCCATATCAGAACAGCCCTGGGATGTACTTGACGCCGAGGTGGGCGAGCGATGCGACGGTGAAGATCACGGTCAGCATGCGGTAGTCGAGCAGCTTACCGTCGCGGCGGCGCACCTTCTCGTTGAGGTTGCGCACCTCGACTTCCAGGCCGCGCTTATCGTAGTTCGCCTGCGCCAGTTCAGCCTGGGCTGCACGAACACGGGCGGATGCAATCTTGTCGGTGTCGACCAAGCCGTCTTGGGCCTTGACGATTTCGACGCGCAGCTGGGTGATCAGCTTACTCTGACGAGCGATCTGATCCTCCAGGGCCTGGTACTCAGCATCCGTCTGGATAGCCTTGAGTGCCTTGAGGTTCTGCGCCTTGAGGATTTCCACCTCGCGGATCAAGCCTTGCAGCTTGTTACGGGACGCTTGGGTCTTGCTGATACGTGCGCTCATTTGAGTGCCCTCGTGGTTGTTGCGTGGATTAAAGTGGGAGTACGGCGCCGGTTTCGGGGATCGCGCCTGCGACCTGCCAACCAGCGGCGATGCCCTTCTGGTACATCTTGGTCTGACGATTCAGGCAGACGCCATCCTCGCGCAGTTTGACCAAGGTGCCTTCGTCGTCACCCAGGAAGGTGGCGATGCTGTCACCAGGGAACAGGACGTACTGGTTGATGTTGTAGTCGTAGCTGCCGACCAGTTCATCAACGTCGTCCGTGTGGCTGCACAGCAGGTCCAGTTCTTCACCAGTCACTGCATGCTTGAACTTGATCAGGACGCGCCAGCGCTTATCGAAGGTGCCGTCGCCGTTCTCGGCGGCGTACTCAACGTCAGCGTGGAACTCCTGGCCCTGGTGGCCGGACCAACCGCCATCCAGGCCGAAGGACTCTACCGGCTTGTAACCGATGCAGCCCAGGACTTCGACAGCCCGGCGGATTTGGTTGTCGTCAGGGGCGAGCATCACCACGTCGAGGTCCTTGGGTTTGCCCAGGGCCAGCACCATGTCGCGGACGGCACCGCCGCCCACATGCACGTTGATGCTGACCAGAAGCAGGGCTTCCAGCACATGTTGCATACGTCGGATCAAGTCCATCACTTCTGCTCCTTGTTGAGACGGGCACGTAGCTCGTTCCATTCGACAGCCCATTCGATAGGGAATGGCAGGTCTTCGTTGAGGTAGCGGACCATCGCCTCGTCAAGAGCGTTGGCGCGTTCTTCGTCGTGCAGGTTGCGCGGCTTCACGCCGATAGGTGGCTTCGGCGTGCCCAGCACATCACGGACGCAGTACGCCACCATCAGGCGTTCCATGGCGTCGAAGTCAAAGACGAAAGACTTCGGTTGGGTCAGTACGAATGGCTGAAGCTGAGCCCGGATAGCGGCAGCCCCACGGGAGGTGCCCAGGCTCTCGGCAAGTTCTTTGTAGATGTCGCGGTTACCGTAAGGCGCAGCCATCAGGGAGTTCAGGCCCGGCACACGTCGGATGGTGCCGCACTGGTCCTGCGCGGCTTGTTGCGCCCGGATTTCAGTAGCAGTCACATGCACATCTGGCTCAGGCTTGACAACCTCGGGCTCAGGGACCCACACGGTCTTCTTGCGCACACCGGCCAACTGCCAGTGGCAACCGGAGTTACACACCACGGTGTCCGGCTCAAACGAACCGACAATCTGGTGGCCCTTGATACCGACCGCATGCTTCGCTGCATGCAGCTCACCACCGTGCCCGTGGCCCTTCTCCGCACTGTTAACCCACACGAAGGTGTCCGTGGCAGCGGAGGTACTGACCCACAGGCGATCCGCCCAGACAGGTGGAGGCGGCGTGTTGAGGCTGATTTCTTTCACGAACTTGCTGTCGACAACCCAGTTGCCGCCCAGCGTGCCGGGTTCCCACGGCTTGGTCATGGGCTGGCGCCATTTCGGGCGAGGTACTTTGCCCGCATCCGGCTTCTTGGCACGGATTCGTTCTGCGAGTACGCGGAAGCCGTTGTTCGGGTGGATACGGCAGTGGTAGCGGGCATCCCGTAGGGAGAACGCCTGCGGGATATTCAACGTGGCGCCGGTACGCAGGTCGCCCAGGTAGATGGTGTTGTTGAGGCCGTCCGTCTTACCGACAGCGTACACGGCAGTGCCGTCGCGGTTGGCCAGGATACGATCAATCCACAGCGGTAGTTTCATGTGTGGCTTGAAGAGTTCGTAGGCGCCGCGATCCTGCCACACCCAACCACGGTGACGGTAGCTGTCGGCGGTGACGTTCAACGATTTAACTTCGGTCATGTGTAGCTCCTAGTCCGGGCGGTATTCGCACCAGTAAACGAGAATGTTTCGTGTGCCTGCATCAACGTTCAGGCCACGGTGTAACACGGTCTTCCCACTGAAAAGCAGGGCGTGGCCCTTGTCCAGTGGTGGCACATCAGCGTAGGTGGTTGCGCTCGTGCGCAGTTGCGTACCACCTCCGCTAAACTGCTCGGGATTGAGGGACACGACCGTGGTCTGGTCACTGTCCTCGTCGTGATGCCAGTTGCCATGGGCCGTCCCCTTGGGGTTGTACTGGGCGAACTGGATCGTGTTGTACACATCCGCCGTGCGGCCCTGGATCAACAACCAGACCGGCGCCAGGGCTGCGTCGTGCAGCTCACGCAATGCCCGGAACAACTGCGGGCAGTTGTCCTGGGTAGTCCACTCGGGAATCTGGTACGCCTTATCCTCTAGGGGATTGGGCGCAAATCCCGCCGACACGGAATGCACTTCTGCTTGTAAGCGGTCGACATAGAGCGGTGACAGGAAGGGCAACGTGTACGCGGCTGTACCGGGGATGCGGTGGCCCTCAACCCAATCAATAGCGGATCGCTCAGTACGAGGCAGCCTTTTGATGTTGAAGTCGCGGCGCACGAGGGTGCTGGCTGCTGCGCGAATTGCTGGAAGCCGTTGACGTAGTTCGGGGTGAAGATGCTGCTCGACGGCGACAGCGAGTACAGGATTGTTGAGTAACCACATTGGCTGGCTTGCTCCTGAATGAACATGTGACGTTGGGTGGTTTCACCAAGCGGGTTCATACCGCCCTTCTCGGGCTCGCCTACATAACAGCGCAGCATGCGGCGATACGCGTTGCGCTCGGTGGTGGTTGGTGACATTGCGCCCTCGGGCCACTTGTCGATCTGGTCACGCAACCGTTGCAGTTCGTCGGACCTGCGTTCCTTGTAGGCGAGGTGCGGCGGACGCTTACCCTGGTAGTAGTCCCGTTGGCGCAGCAGCCGTTCCGCATCCTGGGTGTGTTGACTGCGATCCGCCTGTACACAGTGCAGCGTTTCAAGCGGGCTGAAGAAAGAGTCGAGGCGCAGCGCCTTCCACAACGCAACCAATTCCTCGTGTTGCTTCTTATCAACCCACACCTTTGGTTTCGCCCGCTCACCATCAACGGGTTTATCAGCTGCGAGTGCAGCGTCCGTGGCGGTATCCTCCCGTCCCAACCAGCAGACGAAGTGACCGAGCCCGAAGCCCACAATGAGGGCGATGATCAAGTAAAGCCATTGCATGGTGTGTCCCCTGTAGCAGTTGGTTGAGGCAGTTCACGCATGCCATCAGCTACCAAGCGGTAGGGATGGCATGATCAAACATCTCGTTGGTTCCCGGTTATGCCCGATCCGGTCTAGGCTGACGGTTTACCGTCGCATGATGCACCTCGTGAGCCAGTGGTTAGTGGCGCTTGCCGGTCGCTTAGCCTACGTGGGTGGTGTCCAGCTCGCCAGGGGTAGGTGCGTTGTCGTCGCTGGCGGCTTCGTGATCAACAACCGGATCAACTGCAACAGGCTCACCGGTGCTGACTACGCTGACAACCTGGGCCAGCTTGATGGTCTGCACGTTGGTGTCGAAGCCGGTGCCAAAGGTGACTTTAGCCACGCCATCAGCAACACCCAGGACCAGGGCTTCTTGAGTGCCAGCGGTCTCGCCTTTGCCGAAGCCGAAGACGATGGTGAAGCCTTCCTTGATGTTCGCCAGTTGTTCCAGCACCTTGACTTCAGCCAGCAGCGCGTTGTATTGCTCAGTGTCCTTGGTGATGCGTTCGAACAGGACAGCCAGCTTGTTGTTCAGCTTCTCAACAGCGGTCAGCTTAACGGTGGCGGTGGTAGCAGCGGCGGTTTGTACTTCGGACATGGTGTATCTCCATCAGGGTTATGACCATCATTGGTCGTGGGCAAGAGTTGCCCGCCATACACACTGACCGGATTCGAACCGGCATCACGGCCACTCCCGGCACGCATCCTACCGTGGTTAGAAGACAGTGTGTATGACGAACTCACTTACTCAGGACGTGCATGCAGTACATCCAGCTATTGGATGCGCGGCATTCATTCCAGAGGCTGACGTTCCAGGCAACGCAACCACCTACCAGAAGGCAGATGGCGACGACACCCAACCAACCGCTAACGCGGCTCATGGTAGGTGTCTTGCGTGGTGTTGCGGCTGGCGTCCAGACCGATGTCAGCGTCTTGGACATTGATCGAGTTGTAAAGCTCGACGTGGATCGGTTGGTACACACAACCGGCGCTCAGGGCAAGAGCGAG